TAGGAAAAAGAACTCTTTATACTGAAAAAGAGATATGGAGAGAAGTAGACAGAATATGTGATATGGATCCCACTGGTAAGTTTACTCCTGGAAATAACTTATATGTATATTTGCCCCATTTTTGCAATCCACAATATTTTTATGATTATGATTTAGTTTCATATTTAGAAGAGTTTTATTTTATAAAATCTTTTAATATCCCTCTAACACAAGACTTACAGAACGAAGATTATGATCGTTTAGTCATCTTTCGCACTATAGATAGAGAGCAAACACAATGCGAAATATATAAATCGAAAAAAGACAATGGCAAAAGTAGCTGAAAAATTAATAATACAAATAGATGTAAAAGACTCTGAAAAAGCCAAGAAAGCCCTCAAGGATATTGAGGTTGGATTTAAGAGGGTTGGAACTAAAGGCAAAAAAGACATTGGAAGACTTAGGCTTGAAACAGAGGGCTTAAGAAGAAATTTAGGACAAATCAGAAACAATCTTTTGCTTGTAGCATTTGCTACAGAGGGATTAAGAAGAACCTTTTCTGGGTTCGCACAAGCACGAGGACAATTAGAACAATTTGAAGCTAGACTTCGTTCTATGTCTGGTAGTGCAGAAATAGCACAAAAACAATTAAAACAGTTTATTGACATTGCTGCTACCACTCCATTTACAGTTCAAGAAGTTGTAGATGGTGGTGTGCAATTACAAGCCTTTGGTGCAGATGCAGAGGCATTAATTCCAACGATGGCTAATCTTGCTGCCTTTATGGGTAGATCAGTACCGGAAGCTGCTAATGCTTTTGGTCGTGCATTTGCCGGGGGTAGGGGAGCTGCCGATGTATTTAGAGAAACTGGTATCTTGGCTATTATTGATGATTTTGAAAGTTTAGATGAAGCATTAAATAAAGAGAAATTATCATTAACAGAGTTTCGTATTAAAATGATTGAGGCTTTATCTGATCCAGATGGTAAGATTGCTAATGGTATAAACGAATTAGAGGGAACATTGTTCCAGGCTTTTGCAAATATGGAAGACTCTGTGTTTATGTTCAGAGCAAGGGTGGGGGAAGAGTTACAACCATTTTTCTTAAGTCTAGCCAAATCAGTAACTAACTTCTTCAATGCAATAGATACTGATGTTATTAGAGATTTCGGAGCTTTGCTTAAAGTTACCTTTATAGGTATAGCATCACTTGCAATACAATCTTTAGCAGTATTAGCAGCCGGTGCTATAAAAGCCTCTGCAGATATGCACTTACTTACTACTGCTATTCTTGGAACTAGTGTATCTATGGAAACTTTTAATAAAGCAGTTAAAAGAAATTTATTTGCAATATTAGTTACTTCAATAGCTGCCGGTGTTGCAATTTTTAATAGACTAAACAATAGAATAGAAGAAACTGATGACAGTCTTTCGGATAGCACAAAAACTGTAGAAGAATTTATAGAAGAACTTAAAAAAGCTCAAGAAGCAGAAAACTTAGCAGAACGCAATAAACTTCAAGCAGAAAATATTATAAAACTTCAACAACAACTTGACTTGTTAAATGCAACTTCTGCAGTAGACAAAGAACAAATTAAACAAAAAAGAGAGCTAAGTGCTGCAGAAAGAAAACTAATAAGAGATATAGAAAAAAGAAAAGCAGAGATTAAAGCAGCACAAGACTTAGAAAGAAAAACTAAAAGATTCATTGAAGAGATTGGTCAGATAGAAAGAGAAAATGCAAATAATAGACTTGCAGAGGGACAAGCATTAATTGAATTAAAAGGAGATCAATTTAATGACTTTAGAAATAACGAAGAATTAATGTTTAAATTTTCTGAAGAAATGAACAAAAAGCACATAGCTTTAGCTAAATTAAATTCTGAAGAAACTATTGCTCTTGGAAAAGTTAATTTACTAGACGAGCAATTTAGAAACCAAGCTAGAATTGAAATAGAAGAAAACTTTCAAAAAAAACGAGAAGAAATTATTTCAGAATCAGATAGAAAAATAAATGCAATGAAAGATGATGATGTTTTAAAACAAGCAGAAAGAGAAGCACTTTTATTAGAGCAAACTAGAAGCTTTAATTTAATGGTACAAGATTCATATATGCAGATGTTCTCTCAAATTCAAAGTGCATTTGCTAATTTAGTGAAATCTAATATGGATCAGGAACTAAAAGCATTACGAAGAACAGATAAATTTAGAGCAGCTTCTACAGAAGAAAGACAGAATATGGAAGATGATATAAAAGAGAAGTTTAAAGCTCAACAAAAATTAGCCTTTAGGGCGCAACAGATGTTACAGATTGCTCAAGTGTTTATGAGTTTGAATAGAGCAATATTTGAAATAGAAGCTGCAGCAGCTCCTTTGTTGGTAGCTAAAGTTCCTGGAACTGCTGCTAGAGTCGCTAGATTAATTACTGGACTTAAAATATCATCTGCTATTCAAGCCGGATTAATTAGCGCACAGAAACCACCTACATTTGCTCGTGGAGGATCTTTTGTAACTGATGGACCACAACAAATTATAGTGGGAGATAATCCAGGGGGTAGAGAACGTGTAGATGTGACTCCTATAAGTAGCCCTAACTTTGATGGTCCTCAAGGTAGTGAAGTTACAGTTAATATAATGGGTAATGTGATAGGTACAGAAGAATTTGTCAGAGATAATTTAATACCAGAGATAGATAGATCAATTAGGAGAAATCTTGCATAATGGCACTTTCTCCTGGATTTAGCTATGATAGCACTATTGATGAACACTACATTGTAGAAATATCAAATAGTGCCTCTGGATATATTAGACTTGCAACTAAAGAATTTGGAAATACAGATTCTACTGGTTATCATGGATATATCATCAATAGACCTAGCATTAGAGAAAGCATTAATTTAGCAGACTCTACTTCACAAGTAAGCAATGTCACACTTACCTGCCAAAACAACACAATTAACAACATCTCTGGAGATCCTAAGCTATCAGAAGAAATATATGGGGGGAGTGCTTTTTATATTAATAGAGATGTGACTATTAAATCAAGATTAGATTCTACAAATGATCTACTTATTTACACAGGCAGATTAAAATCAGCCACAATGAATAATGATGAAACAGTTACTTTAACTATTACTGCTAAAACTCCTATAGACTTTTTAAAAATACCAGAATTTACAAGCAAGTCTGGAAACTTCTTTCCAATACTTTATGGTAATGGTACAGCTGTATCATCTACTGATGCAAATCCAACTTTTGTGCAATACAATTCTAATAGACTATTTCCTGTGCTTGTAGATACTCTGAATAATGAAAAGTATAATTGTTTAGCACATCAAGCAATTACTGGGGATGGTAGATTGCATTATCCTGTAAAAGACTTATTTAATGCAACAGATGATAGACCAATATTTACGCCATTAGAAAATAGACAAAACAATTCTATTAATGTGTACGAGGGTGCTACAGATAGTAATAAAAATGTCTTACAAACTAGTTTAGATTTAGAAAGAAGCTATAAGTATAGACCTGTGCAGAAAATTACAACTGTTACCCCATCAGTTGGATTACCGACAAATACTGCAAATTTTTATGACAATGATGATGGGACTTCTTCTACTTGGGCAGTAACATTGCCACAAGGAAACACCACTACTACCTTTGAATATGATATTGAAGATATAGTAAAAGAAGAACATACAATTCAAGAGTGTAATTTGTATATCAAGTGGGGTGTTACTAACTATAACGAAACACCAGGATTAACTTTATTAGGCAGATTAAAAGTAACTGCAACTTATGGTGGATCTGCAAGTACAAAAACTATTAATACTGTTAGTGCAAACAGAACTGCTGCTTTTGAATCGCCAATTAACCTATTAAATACATCAGACTTTTCTAATGCCAATGGACAGATACCAGATAAAATAGAAATTCAATTTGAAGTTCAAGGGGCTGTTCCTAGTGGCGAAAGTGAAAGTCCAGGCAGCTTAACTATGAATTTGTTTGATTTTTATTTGGACATCAAAACTAAAATTACTGATGATGATAATCTTGCTAATTCAAATGCAGTTAGAAGTGTTAAACAATTATATACTGGAACAGATGGATTTGACCAATCTTGGAACTCTGGAAATATTGTTGATAATATAGCTCAAATGCACAGAGATTTAATTTATAGGTTTGCAGGTATAACTGCAGAACCAGAAAACTATTCTACTCTTAACAGTGCGAGAAGTGGGTGGGGAGTATTTTACTATTTAAATGAATCTACCAACTTGTTAGATATTTTAGAGCAAAGTCAAAAAGAGGGGGGATTTATCTTTAGATTTAAAGCAAGTGATGGTAGCCCTCAATATATATATATTAAAAATACAGAATCTACTGATCACACTTTAACCAAAGATGATGTAAAAGGAACAAAAGTTTCTATTACTGAATTTGACAATCTTACAACAAAAAGAATTATTAAATATGATAGAAATCCTATCAATGATGAACTATTATTTGAAGATACCTTTACAGACACTACAAATAATCCTAGAACTAATTATAATGTACAAAGCGATGAAAATGTAGTCACTGAAGAACTTGAAATGCTAGTTAGTGGTATTGGCTCTGCTAATGGTAATATGGGGGGAGGTAATAAAAACGATGGATATGCAAATTATTATAATGCAATACAAGGTGTACCAAAAATTATTATAGAAACAGAAATTGTGAATCCATCTTTTTACATTATAGAGGTAGGAGATATAGTTGCAATGAATCATACAAATCAAATTGCTGCTCCATTTGGAGAGTCTTTTAATGGTAAGCAGTTTTTTGTGACATCTATCACACGAAGTATAGGAAGTATGAAAATACAAATGAGGGAAATATAATGGCAATAACACAAGCAGGATTTAAAAAAGGTTCTACAAGCTATACTCCATCTACTAATGTTGATATTAATATTGGTTATGGAAGAAACTACGATGTAATAGTTAATAAATCTTACAGTGGCAAAAAATATACAGTTAAGAAACATGACTTAAGAAAGTCTTGGGACTTAAAATATAGCTACTTAACAGAAGCAGATAGAACAAAATTACAAAACTTACACGATGCAGTAGATGGTACATTTGATACCTTTTTATTTGCAGAAGATAATGATTTTACAGGCACACTTGGAACTGATCACTTTACAGTTAGATTTACAAGAGATGATTTAAAGTTTCAACAGATAGCGTCTGGAGCTTATTCTGTATCATTTACAGTAGAAGAAGAATTATAGGAGAAAATATGTGGGAATTATTTAAAGACAAAAACGAATACAATGAAAAGAATATCATTGGATTTTTATCATTTGCACTAATGTGTGTATTTGGTGTTGTTGATTTGGCTATGGGTATCGTAGGTATAGAGTTGATGGTAAATGATTATATTTATAATTCATTTGTTT